ACTCCGTTAATCCATTAACAGAGCATGAGGTAACTATGCAATCTTTAAACATACAACAGGTCGCTGCTATCTGTATAATCTTGGCAGTAGGGGATACTGGTTTCCAGTTTATCCACCAAATGTCATCGGCTCAAAAGGCCGTTATACAGGAGAGTACAAATGTTGGTGTTTGATAGCATAAGTCTTTTAAACCCTTATGATGAGTTTGGGAATCCTTCTAATCCACCTGCGGTCATTCAATGGGAATTATTCCCTTATGACTTTTCGGCGTTAGAATCCCTTTCACATAAGGATCTTACCTTATCTCAAGAGTTGCCTGCACCAATTGACCAGGGTGCGTCTGCCATTTCAGGCAGATCTGGGGTTACCGGAGTAAACTCCGGTTGTGGCATGGACATCGTGTCTATGCCAGTAGCTCCGAAGAAAATTTCGTAGCTATGGTAGCCGTGTCGAAGACAATCGGCAGCTTCTCTAACTCCCCATACTACTTCGACCACCAGCAAACCGGTGGCGATGGTAAATATGAGGTGTTACCTAGCGGCATCCGCGTTAAGTGGAACAACTACTATAAACGCGTTTACGAAGAATTCCTTACCCCAAATTCTGGGTTTGGAGTCTACGCAATGTACGGCGATAACTCTTCAGCCTTATTCGGCTGGGATGATAACCGTAGTGTTGCCCTAGAAAACAAACTGGTGTCAAAAATCAAGGACCATGACTTTAATTTAGCCGTGGCCGTTGCTGAAGGATCCCAGACTGTGAAGCTTGTTGTTAATACAATTCGCACGTTTAATAGTGCGCTGAAGGACTTACACAGGGGTAATATTACCTCTGCAATACGTCGCTTCAGTTGGAACTCAGGCCATGCCGCTCCTTCTTCCTTAACTGGTCGAACGGTGGCATCTAGATGGCTCGAGTTGCAGTACGGTTGGCTTCCTTTACTTAGTGACTGTTATGAGGCTGCGCGAGCGTTTGAAAAGCTATCGCATTCCCCACGAACATTCTCAGTTCGAGTAAGCAAACATATAGATTCTGTGTATGACAGCTCACAGGCACCTTCTAATTATAGTCTTCTTAGACGTTTTCATACGTCTAAATCTATAATTTATGAAGCCTCTGAGAACATGTCCGCACAGCGCAGTTTAGGTTTATCCGATCCTCTCTCAGTTGCATGGGAAATTACTCCATTCAGCTTTGTTGCGGACTGGTTCATACCTATCGGCGTTTATTTAGAGAACCTCAATACTATACCGAATCTTAAGGGGCGTTTTTGCGTCACTGAATATTCGCGTAGTGAGGGTTCCTCTGTTTTCGTCGGGCCCGAAGTTGTGCTACCTGCATATCTTGGGGCATCTGCTAAAACTTCTAGCATCTATATCAACCGAATTGTTTCTGAAAAGCTTGCGGCTACCATGCCGTCTTTTAAGAAACTCCCACAGGCAATGTCCCCTTTGCATGTTGCAAATGCCATTGCGCTACTTCGTTTACAACTTAACTGATACATTTATCAAAAGGAGCCTTTTATGGCAGCTATGACAAACATCCTTGTAAAGGATGACGCCGCGACACCTGTTGAGTACACTTTTATACCTGTTACAGATACACCAATCCCATTTTGGCGCACGCAAATTGCGAATGTGCCACTTGAGGGTCAGATGCGTCTGTACATGTCTTCTGTGCAACTCAAGAACTTGTCGTGGAAAAATACCATTAAGCTTGAAGTACCCGTAATGGAAACTTTGGGCGCGAGTGGTACTTCTGCAGGCTACGTAGCACCACCAAAAGTGGCCTACGTAAACACAACGATAGTCACGCAATTTGCTGACCGTCGTTCAACAGGTCAAGACCGAGCAAACAGCCTTCGGTTGTGTATAGGCGTCGTTCAAGGCGCAAATAACACTACCGGGTCTGGTACCTTAGCAAACACTGCCCTTGGGAGTGTTTGGATTGGTTCTACTGCTCCTGGTCCTGTCTTGTTTACTGCAGTTGTAGTGCCTAACTAATTCGTTAGGCATTTTATCCATCCCCAGGTATTCTTGGGGTTTATTTATTACTTATTGGTAACAATTATGGATTACTTAACTCGCTTCCCGAAGAAAACTTCCTTATTAATTTATCGGGACATCATCCAGGAATGCGTTCGCCTTTCGAAAGATGGGCTTCATTGCAAAGCTTTACAAGCGTTGTTTGAAAAGGGGTTAATCAGAGAAATCTGTGAATACTCTTTCAATTACAACGACTGTGAGTCGAGCGATGACGAACACGTTAATGACTTTCTTTATGGTCGGCAAATTCAAGCTCTTTTTACAAAAGATGAGAACTTGAAGATTCCGGGCGTAAATCCAAAGCAGAACTGTTTGGATGCGTTTATTAAAACCGAGCGCCATTGTATGGTTATGAACTATCACTTTTTCCATCAGTCTCCGCATTTAAAGCGGTTTGAGCCGATATTGTATCGTGCTCAAAGAATAATCAGTACTGTATTAGGTAAAGCTCCTAGTTTCTCTGACCTTAACTATTCGTTCGGACCTGGTGTAAACACAAGCACTAAAGTAGATGATGCTAATGCACGCATTAAGTTATCATCAAGTCTAGAGTGTTCCGCCAACCTTTTCGAGCGCGTTTGGGAATTCTTGAATGAATTTCCACATTGGGGAGATGCCCACCTATATGGTGTGGCAATCGCCCTGGCTCGCTTTGGGACAGTGGCCAAAAACTGGAAGACTTTAAGAACTATAATCATTGAAACAATTCTGAATGGCTTCGGCCAGAAGGCGATTGGTTCAGAGATACGTAGTAAACTGAAGGCTTTTGGTATTAACCTTCGTGACCAGACGCGAAATCAAAAACTTGCGTATATTGGTAGTGTTACTGGTAAATTTGCTACAATAGATTTATCTAATGCTTCAAATACGATATGTTATGGTCTTGTGCTGAGTTTGCTACCTCCTGAGTGGTTTAGTCTGCTTGAATTATTTAGAGCAGACGAAGTTACGATGGAGGACGGTACGTCTCATAAGTTGCAGTTGTTTTCCTCAATGGGAAATGGCTACACCTTTGAGCTTGAATCGCTAATCTTTTATGCGATTGCGGTGGCCGTCCAGAAGCATCATGGGGTTAAAGGGGAAATCAGCGTTTATGGGGACGATATTATTGTCCCCAGCGAGCTCTACGAACCGCTAAGCGAGGTCTTGTCCGCTGTTGGATTTACCATCAACAGTGACAAGTCATTTGCAAGTGGCCCTTTTAGAGAATCGTGTGGCGCTGACTACTTGTTTGGAATCGACATCCGTCCGTTTTACGTAAAGGAAGCGTTAACGGTTAGGAACCTCTTCACAATGCACAATTGGTTTATGCGACGCTTTGAGTTTTCTCTTGCGTCCATAGTCATGAGGCATATACCGGAGCACGTAAAGCTCTTTGGACCTGACGGATACGGCGACGGCCATTTAATAGGCAATTACCAAATTCGTCAAGGCCGGAGGCTTAAGCGTGATGGTTGTGAAGGTGGCTTTTTCGATACCTATACCCTTATCGGGCGGAAAAACCGTAAGGCTTATCCGAACGACTGGGTCTATCCCGTTTATAGTGTGTACGTCCGTAGTGGGAGAGATTCTCCTACCGAACCAGACATTATACGTGGTACTCGGGGTTTTGAAAAAGTGTCAATTTACACTCTAGCTGATACCATATTCGGTATCAGACCCGACATAGATGTCGGTACCTTGTTAGGGCAACGCGTTCTCTAACGCAATGCTCTAAAGACCCCCTTCTGAAATGGAGGGGTGGAGAGAAGCCTTTGGTTTCGTCCTTGCCAC